GTTGAGGGTAACTTAACAGGTAATGTTACTGGAACTGTATCTAGTCTATCTAACCATGATACTGATGATTTATCAGAAGGCAGTAACCTTTACTATACTCAAGCAAGATTTGATTCAGCCTTTACTTCTAAGTCTACAAGTGATTTATCAGAGGGTACTAATCTTTATTATACTGATGCTAGATTTGATACAAGACTTGCAACAAAAGACACTGGCGATTTATCAGAAGGCTCTAACCTTTATTACACTGATGCTAGAGCAGATGCTAGAATCAATTTACAAACAGGAGCTAACTTAGACTTAAGCTCTAAATCTACAAGTGATCTATCAGAAGGTACTAACCTTTATTACACTGATGCTAGAGTACAAGCTATTTCTATTAACAATGTTGTAGAAGATACAACTCCACAACTAGGTGGGGATTTAGACTTAAATTCAAGGGATATAACAGGTACTGGTGATATTAATATTACAGGTGCTATTAATTTAGGTGATACATATGGTCTTCAATGGGGAACTGGTAATGAACGTATAACAGGAGTAAACACTGGTAACTCGCTTAGGTTCATAGCCAACAATCAAGAACGTATGAGAGTAAATACAACAGGCATAGACGTAACAGGTACAGCCACAATGGATGGGCTTACAGCTACAGGTTTGATAGTAACTGAAGGAAATGCAGCAGTTAATGATGCACAAATCGGTAGATTAAACTTTACTAATACAAACTCAAACGCTTCGTCAAATCCTATAAGAGCTTCTATACTTTCAGGTAGACAGAACTCTGCTTGGGGTGGTTATTTGTCTTTATACACTTCAACAGGAACAGATGCTGCTACAGAAAAGGTCAGAATTGGAGAAACAGGCAATGTTGGGATTAACGTCACAAATCCATCAGCTACCCTTGATGTAAATGGAACAATTAAACTTGATGGTAATTATCCAGTTGGTACAAACAATGTAGCTTTAGGTGATAGTGCTTTTTCTAGTGTAACAAGTGCAGATAGTGTAGTTGCAATAGGTTATCATGCTGCTAATTATAATACTTCAGGAAGTGCAAATGTCGCTATAGGAAGAGGAGCTTTATTTTCAAACACAACAGCTTCTAACAATACAGGAGTCGGTTATTTAGCTTTAGCAGCAAACACTACAGGTGATTATAATAACGCATTAGGTGCAACAGCATTAGATGCTAACACAACAGGTAGACTAAATATTGCTATTGGTTACGCAGCATTAGGAGCTAATACAACTGGTGATTCTAATGTAGCAATAGGTCATGCAGCACTAGATGCTAATACTACTGCTTCTAATAATACAGCAATAGGAACTGATGCCTTATCAGCAAACACTACAGGACACAGCAATACAGCAGTTGGTGCGTTATCTTTAGACGCTAATACAACAGGTTTGTATAATACCAGTCTTGGTCATGGCTCATTAGGTGCTAATACTACAGGAGCAAGTAATACAGGTTTAGGTCGTTCTGCACTTATCACAAACACGACAGGTTCTAATAATACTGCAGTGGGTATGGATGCTTTGTTATCTAACACTACATCTTCAAATAATACAGCAGTGGGTTATGAGGCTTTATTATTAAACACTACAGGTGGAGAAAATACAGCAGTAGGTAGAGACTCTTTAAAACTAAACACGACAGCAAATAGTAGTTCAGCTTTTGGTTATGCTGCTTTACGAAATAACACTACAGGTATTCAAAATACAGGCTTGGGCGAATCTGCACTTAGATCAAACACCACAGCAAGTAACAACACAGCTGTTGGTTTTTCAGCTTTAACAGCAAATACTACTGGTCATTCAAATGTTGCAATAGGACAATTTTCATTAGACGCTAATACAACAGGATTAGCAAATACTGCTCTAGGTCACAATGCATTAACAGGAAATACCACTGCTACTGCTAATACAGCAGTTGGATATAATGCTTTAGAAGTAAACACTACAGGCACAGAAAATACAGCAGTTGGTTATAGAGCTTTAGGAGCAAACACCACAGGGAATTACAACACAGCAGTTGGTCAAGGTGCTTTAGACTCACAAACAACTGCATCAGCAAATGTAGCTTTAGGATGGAACGCGGGTCATGTTATAACCACAGGTATTAACAATGTAGCAATAGGAAATAGCTGTGGAGACAATATTACTACTGCAAGTTTTTGCACATTAGTTGGAATGAATATAGATACAGCAAACGCTGTAGACAGCAATGCTAATGGAATCGGTTATGAAATTGTTGCAACTGGAGGTTATACAACGCTAGGTCTTACTACATTAGATATAAGAGCTGCACATGGTAATACAACATGGTCAACTGTTTCAGATAAAAGAGTTAAAAAAGATATTACAGATGCAGAAGCAGGATTATCTTTTATTAATGATTTAAGACCTAGAACTTTTAAATATAAAGCTAAAGGAGATTTGCCTGAAGAATTTGATGCTTATGAAGAAGGCTCTACAGAAACATACAAAAACGAATTTACTAATCATGGTTTTATAGCTCAAGAAGTTAAGGAAGCTGTTGATAATCATCCTGAATTAAAAGATGGTTTTAAAATGTGGGATGTAAGAGAACATTCAGGTCAACAAGAGGTTGGAGAAGCTGCTGTAATACCAATATTAGTCAAAGCAGTACAAGAACTGTCTACGCAAGTAGATGAATTAAAAGCTGAAATACAAACTTTAAAAGGAGAATAATATGGCACAAACAGTAAGCGAAGTCTTAACAGCAGCAACAGATAGCGTAACTTTAATTAACGAAGTAAATGCTGGAACTTGGAATGTAGAAGGCATGGAGCAATCTGACATTAACGATATGGTACAAAGGAACGTAGATCACTTAGAACTGGTCTTAGCTTATGCACCTGTTGATGAAGATGATGACACACCTGATGTAGCTGGCAGTAATGAAGATAAAACAACATTTAATGATGCAATTTCTACTGGCAAAAGTTACATAGAAAATAATTCTTAGTATATAATTTAATTTTAATAAACTTATAGGAGAGACTAATGAGTAACGAAGAAAATAAGATGGAAAACCAAGAACCAGTAATCATTACATTTAATGATGTTGAATACAGAGCTGCTGATCTAAATGAAGATCAAATGGCTATAGCTGCAAAGCTAAATGTAGCTGGTAAGAAATTAGCTAGACTTCAAGAAGCCTATGATGACTATGTAATCACAAATGAATATAAAAACATTTGTATTGAGTCATTTGATAGAGCTGTCAATGTTGAAGATGTGGCTGAGGTTGTAGAGGAAGAATAATGGCTGCTCGTAAGACTGCTAATGACGTGCACTCAGACCTAAGAGTTCATGAGAAAATGTGCGAAGAACGCTGGAAGACTATTTATAGAAAAACTGATGATTTACAAGCATCAGTTAATAGTATGAAGGGGTGGCTGTTAGCAGGTCTTACAACAATACTAATTAGTATGTTTACTTTAGTCCTCAGAGGTTTAATTTAATTTTAATTAATATATGATAGACAAACTTATCGAACCAGTTAGTAACATTTTAGATAAATTTGTTGCTGACAAAGATTTAAAAACAAAACTATCTCATGAACTTGAGAAGGAAATAATTTCGCTTAATAAAGCACAATTGGAAGTAAACAAAGTTGAAGCAGCACACAATAATGTATTTGTCTCAGGGTGGAGGCCTTTTATTGGCTGGGCATGTGGTGTTTCACTCGCTTATCATTTTATTATAGAACCCATTATTCAATACACTCTTATAGTCAACAACATTGACTACAATACACCTGAGTTTGATTTCAGCCAACTATCAACAATCGTTATGGCAATGCTTGGGATGAGCGGCTTGCGAACTTACGAAAAAATTAAAAAGTAACATGACAGATAAAATAAGAGAAATGTTAGTTAAGCATGAAGGCTTACGAACTTTTCCCTATAAATGCTCTGAAGATAAATTAACAATTGGCATAGGTAGAAACTTAGAGGCAAATGGCATATCAGAAGATGAAGCTATGTATCTACTTGATAATGATATTAAAAGAGTCATAGAGAGCCTAGACAAGCACTGGCATGTTTGGAGAAGTTTCCCTGAACTTGCACAAATGGTTTGTGTTGATTGCACCTTTCAAATGGGCATAACAGGATGGATGGCTTTTAGACATACAAGAGCACTTATGGAAATGGAGTGCTGGATAGAAGCATCAGAGGAAATACTTAGAAGCAAATATGCAAATCAGACCCCCAATAGAGCAGCTTATAACTCAAGACAGTTAGCCTTATGTCAAAATGCCAAGAAAAACATCAGATCAACATCAGGCTAATTCAAGACTAGGTGCTTTGGGTGAATCCTTAGTACAAACATTCCTTTTGGAATATGCAGACTTCTGCTTTCCAACCCAAGAAAAACATCCAGCAGATTTAATCGTAGAGTTTGGCAACGCTATATATACAGTTCAAGTTAAAAGTAGAAGAGCTACTAAAGAAAAGAAGTTTGTCTTTGCTGCTGAGAACTCAAGATCAATGTCTGATACTTACAAGAACTATACTTGCGATATTCTAGCCTTTGTATTCTTCTTTGATGGTCAAAAGAGAATCATGTTTAAATCTAATACATCCTCACAAAACTACTTTACCTTTGATAAGAAGATTATTACTGACACTATGGAATTAGATTCACTTCAAGAATCTCTTGATACCCTTAGCTCCGTACCTGTTCTTAACCCTATAATATAATCCTTGCTTATTATATAAATATGATTTAATATATTTATATTAATTAGAGAGGAGTTAATATGAAACATGAACTTATGATGAGACTAGCACTACTAGGAATGATAGTGTGCTTATGGTTAATTTACTTATTACAAAAAGGGGGTATGTAATGGATATACATTTACACGAAGTTGGCAAGGTCAGACCATTGATCTTAACTAAAAGGCAAATAAGAGGTTACTACAAAGACTACCTTACTGGCGAGAACAAAGTGCAAACAGCAAATGAAGAATATGTTGTTAGAGACTCTTTGACAGAAATTGCATATTTAATGGGTGAGCAAAGATGAAGATAGAATCACTAAAGAACTTTACAGCAGAAAGGAAGGGACAAGCACTTATCTATAAAGACATACCTAATGAGGATTACCATGCAGGTGTAGGTATAAGTAGTAGTTATATTAGAAGATTTGGTCAGTCACAATTACATGCTGTAGAGCATAAACAAGAAAGCACACCAGCACTAAAGTTTGGGACAGCAGCACATTCTTTGATTGTAGAAGGCAGAGAGGCTTTTGATAAAGAAGTAAAGGTTGTTAGTGGCTCTCCATATACAAAAGCCTACAAAGAAGAGAAGGCTGATTATGAAGATCAAGGCTATATAGTATTAAAAGAAGCAGAATTAGAACTGCTAGAAAGTATGAAGGCAAATATGATTTACGAAGGTAATGCCTACTTAAATGCTAAAGGCAAAGTTGCAGAAGCAAGTATCTACTGGTATGAAGATGACATTCTTTGTAAGTGTAGACCTGATTTATTGTGCCCACCTTTAAGTGAACCTAATTCAGACAGTAAGATAATTATAGTAGATTACAAGACTACTATATCTTGCGAACCTTATGCCTTTAATAAATCAGTTAGAAAGTATGGATATGATATGCAGGCGGCATGGTACAGAAGAGGTTTAGAGTCAGCAGGATATAGCGTAGATGGTTTTGTATTTATAGCTCAGGAGAAAGTTCATCCTTATGCTTCTAAGGTATTTAGAATAACTAAAGAGCAAATTGATTATGGGTGGACAATAATGGAGAGATATTTAGAAGAGTACAAGGAGTATCAACAAGGTAAGCCTTTAAGTATCTATAACAGTCCTAATATTGTTGATTTGGTTTTTGAGTAAGGGCAAATAGATAATGAGAGTATTTAGATTTATGGAGAGTTTATCAATTGCCCTTAACAAGATTATAGGTCATGAAATGGATATAAACACAAAAGAAGTGGTAAAAATCTTAAATTAATATTAATATAAAAAAGGAGAGTTTGAATGGATGAGAAGACAAAAAAAGCACTATGGATATCTGAGGACTTGCATAAAGAGATCAAGATATTCGCAATACAAAATAACATGACTATTGAGTCTGCTTCGCAGATGGTTTTAAAACTAGGCATGTGTTCTTATAAGGAGAATAATCATGCATAAAGGTATCACTTGGACTGTTGGTAACAGAATATGGTGCTTACATTTTCATAATTATGCAGAAGCTAAAAAATTCTTTTCAAAAGAAAAGGCCAAAGATAGTAAATTAAGAATTTATTATAGAGGAGAATAATCATGGGTCAGCATAAAGTAAAAGTAGAGCAACGTAGAAAAGAACTTGAAGCTGAAAGGCTAGATAAGCAAATTGCTTATTACTATTTCCAAAAGGGAGCTGGTAGTCATTACAGAGAAATACAATACCAA